GCTGGTTCAATATTTGATAAGACTAAAGCAAATACGTCATAGACCGAAGTATCCAATCCAGTTAAGGTAATACTTGCAGACGACGAAGCGGCTTCACTATCTATTAGAGTCCACGCACCGCCAGCAGAAGGGGTGGTGAAACTTAAAACCCCACTAGCATTGGTCTGGAGGACATCGCCGCTTGATGATCCATCAGCATCAGGAAAAAGCAATGCCGCATCGCCTATAGCAACCTTCCCAGTTCCCTTGCCCGTCAGTGCTAGATTGGTGTTGGTTCCAGTCGCGGCTTCAATCGCATCTGTCTTTAGCGTGCTCATATTATTACCAGGGTCCCCTCTACTGTTAAAGTGATACCACTACTTACAGAAAGAGGTCCTGTTGCAGAAGCGTTTTCAGAAGAAGTAATAGTTACACTTGCATCAAGAGCCAGCTCATTTATCCTGAAAATATCACCTGCGCTGGAACCTGTTGCACCATTATCACCTTTATAGTATCCACCACCAACGCCAGTTAAATTTCCACCGCCACCATAATACTCTGCCGCACTAACATTCCCACTAAATTCAGCAGCTACACCTGATACCTTGGTAGTAAATGATCCTGTTGAGGCCACAAAATTGGTAGCACTCACACAAGCAGAATAAGAACCAGTGGCACCATCGACATCACCTGTAACGTCGCCAGTAACATCACCTGTAACATCACCACTTAAATTACCATCGAAAGTGGCTGCACTAACTATTCCAGAAAACTCTGCAGCAACACCTGAAACCTTAGTGGTAAAAGAGCCTGTGACTGCGACCAAATTTGTTACTGAGGCACAAGTGGGAACCCGCAAATTATTCGCTGTAAAATCACTTACTGAGGTTGATCCAGAGCCTGAGGTTCCATCTATGACAGAGGTAGCATCACTAAAGAGAACCATTGTCTTGCCTTGATCAACTGATGTTCCATTGGTCTCAGCGGATGTCTTTACTGTCAGGGAGAAAGACCCTGTGGTATTATTAAAGATTTGATAACGGCGACTTAGATCGGGAACTACTACATTAATATTTCCTGTAAGTAGGCCAGTATAAATGTGGTTGGCATTAAGAGCTTCAGCAGAAGTCAGGGCTACATCAGAAGAGCCAGCAACAGATTTAGATAAAGTACCCGCAACTGCTGTGTCAAAACTGTCAGAACCTGTATTTAGAGTGGTTCCCCAAACATTTTCTGAAGCGCCTGGGGTGGGTTTTTCAATACCTAAATTGGTTGTATTTGCCATTCATCACGTTAGAACAAACATGGGGTCTAAATTCCCAGGTTCTTCTACCCTCATAAGTATTTGATCATCATTCATAATAACAAACATAACTCCTTTATACAAAAATCTAGTGCCCGTATGTTTACCATAGCACACATAATCTCCGATGGAACACCAAGGCCCCTTAGGGAATCTTTGTTTATCTTGATATGAAAGATCACCTAAGAGAACAACGCGGCCTACCGTTGTAAGATATTGCACATCATCTTTAGTTTTATCAGGAAGTATGATCCCTCCTTTTGTTGTAGACCTAATGGCTACTGGCCTAATAAGAATACGATAATTAGGAAGTATAGGCAGCGGTGTGGGGTCTTTTATCTTGTTGTCAGTAATCCATTGATCATTGGTGACAGCGCCACCCATATGAGCATGTTGCATTAGTCTTCCTCTTCTTCTTTAAGATATCTCTGAAGTGCAGTATTTACAATTCCTGCAGCCATGTCAAGACCATACAATACGCCAACTAGATTTTTGTAGTCAGCATAATTCTCAGAGGCACCAGAAGCCAAGGTGTCTTTAACTTGTTCCTTGGCCTCATCAATTGCCTTAAGAATGTCGCTGGTAATCAATTCCCTTTAGAAGAGTATACACCATGACGAGGGTACTCTTTACCAGTATGCTCATAAGCCCAATCAGGACTACCCCTTAAAGAGGCCCTCTTCGTCCTGTGAGACCACTTGTCCTCAGGAATTTGCGACCAACTAGAAACTTTAGACTTGTTGCGCTTCTTTGGTCCTGAAATCTCGTTAGCTTTCATTGGTTCCTCCGTTTTTTACGTTTATGCTTTAACTTACCATCACCTTCTTCCTCAATCAAGTAAAGAACTCGCATATGATCCTGAGCTTTTTTCTTCTCTGAGTGTGTTCCCTTTACTTGACCCGACCGCGTATTCAAAACAACGTACTTCTTACCACGCTTCTTTATAGCGTATGGCACTTAATCCTCCTGTTTAAAGTTCCTCAAAGCAGATGCTATTCTTTTTTCTAAATGTGGTATACCTGGGCGCAGAAACCTTTTTGAAAACTCAGTAGCTATCTCTTCTACATCACCTTTTTTAAATACCCTCTTTAATTCTTTTCTATGACCCTTTCCTATGTCATAAAATTTATCATTATTAAGAGTTTCAATTACAAATAATATTTGAGACTCAGAACTATCAATTTTTTCTGTACTTTTTAGATAGTTTTCATAAGCCCTTTTCATGGGTACATAAGTGAATTGGAAAAGACCTACACCTGATCCACCCTTTTGTTTTTGGGTATGCCGAAAAGTTCCACCTGTTTCTACATCTATATTGCCTAATATTCCAGCAGCCACTTCAGGACTAAAATTCTCTAATAACATATCCTGTACTAAATCTTTTGGTGCCTCAAAAAGACGCTGAGTAACTACTTCTTCCTTTGTAGGAAGTAAAGGCGATACTATGCCAGCCAATCTTTTAATTTCTTCTGCAGCAGTTTCAGGTCTTTCGGCTCTTTCATCGACTTCCTGTGCGGCTAAATCTTCAGCTACTAAATCAGCAACTACATCTCCTGAAACGATTTCGGTGGCAGCAACTTCACCAGCGGCTCCTATGGCTTCCTGTACTGGTTCTTGTTCCTTTTCAGCAGTTTTAAATAATTCAGCTATATCTTTAGGGTAAGAGGCCATAGGTTGCTCAAGAACCTTTCCAGTTGCAGCGGCTGCTGCTTCATTCGCTGCTGCTACCTCCTCTGGAAAATGTTCCAAATCTAATATTGCCTGTTGCTCTTGCACCTCCTTAGTAGCAATATCCAATGCCTCTTGCATCTCTTCTAAGCCGGGGTCTCCTTCAGGAGTCATGCTCATCTTTTTATCTAGGTTTTCCGCATACACACGAGACCTAAATAATTTAGCTTCAGGCGATTCGGTTTCAAGGTCAAGCGACTCGGGTTCAAGGCGCGCAGCTACTGACTCAAAATCTTCAGGGGCCTGTTGGAAAGCATCTACTCTACTGCCCTCTTGGTAGTTCATGATCTTGTCTTGAAGAGCATAGAATGTGGGAGCGTCTTTAATTTGTATTAATCCACCTTCTGCGCCCTTAAAAGCTTCTGGGAAGGCTCTAAATAGTTCGCTATCTTTGCTAAATGTTATTTCCATGTCTTTAGCTAAAGCAGCCACAAATTTTGCGTACTCGATGATGAGTTTTGTTTTTCTGTCTTCAACATCTCTCATTGCGTTATAGCCAAGTGTAGCACCTTCCTTCATAGAAAGATTCTGGACACGTTGCTCTTCGATATCAAGTTTGCGGTTATCCAGAACAATCTTAGCAGCCTTTTGTGTTGCATCTACTTGAGCTTCTTGCGCTCTCAGTTGAAGGTCACCCTTTTGTAGCTCTAGAGATTGTTGCTCAACAGAACCTTGTTGCTGTCCAATTGCAGCCATTTGCGCCATCTGCGTTAGCTGTTGTGCCGCCTGTGCCTGGGCAAATTCATCAGTGGAAGCATCTTGGCCTACCATCGCCATCATTTCTTCCTGATACTGCAGCAGCATGTGTTCTGATATGTTGGCCTGAATGAGGGGAGCCATCTGAGGGAACGCAGGATTTTGCTGTTGTGCTGGATTATTCAAGAAGGCATTCTTAAAGGTGATGTGTGCCTGATGATTTTGTTCTGGGAAAGCTTTAATGGGTTGACCTTGAGACACAGAGATGATATCAGCCATAGGACTCTCAGGCTTAGGCTTATGTGGGGGTGGCATCAAGCGATCTACATTTTCGATGTTGGATGACTCAAGGATCATCTTGTGGACTTCGCGAATATCATAAGTTCCTAGGGGAGCCTGAGACGACAACTGAAGAGCCATTTGAGCTAGGGCAAGTCTATGAGTAGCGGAAGGAATATTAGGATCAGATACAGGAAGAACATCTATGCGCCCATCGAAATCCTCCTTGAATATTTCTATGCTGCCATCAGCAACATCCATGCCCATAGTGGTAGGAAGAAACTCATAGTTGACTCGCGCTAGAACCCTAAATTCATCACGCTGGCTCTTATGGAGACGCTTATGAATAGCCGTAAAGAATTTGGCCGACTGCTCAATAAGAGCCATAGTGGTGCCAACAGGACCATAGTTACTACTGTCGGCAATTACCTGCTCTGTCGTATCTGCAAACTTTTGGCCCGCTCTAGTAACAAAGTCCAACATATTATAAAGAGTTTGACTCGGCTCCTTATAGGGAAGAGCATAAAAGCTTTTGTCCAGTTGTTGACCAGTGCTCTCCACTTCGCGCCATTCGCCAGGACCTATAGGGTCTTGGTCCCCAACAATTCTAACGCCCCTTGCCTTGAAACCGCCCGGAAGATTCGCAAACTGGCCAGCATCAATCAAGGCTCTCATAGCCGCCGTAGCAGTAAGAGTTAGGTTACCGAGAAAATGTATATAACCGAAGCCGTAAAAACCAAATCCTGGTACAAACTGATAGTGAATAAAATGTTCCAGGCGAATATACTGTGGGTCATCTTCTTCCCAATTTCTCCTAATAGAGAGACATTTTTTTGAATCTTCATCAATGGTGACAATATAAGGTGCGGCAACAGGTGTTTCAAAGTCTCCTCCCAACTCTAAGTAACAATGTTGTTCCAAGAGACAATACTGAGGATCGCTTGAAGGATCATAAGAAAACCCTAGAATTTCATCCATCTTGGTGGATATGTCAGATCGCTCTTGTGAGTTGGGCTTCCCAAGATCACATTCACGATACATATCAGCAGCAATATCTCTTTTAAGATCATTAGACGATCTGTAAATTACATGCGTGAAGCGATCTGCCCTCTGAAGATTGGGAGCATTAAAGGGAACATAAAATTGATCTACAGAAACAAACTCGCAGGTGGGTCTTGAGGCCGCAGCATCATAATAAACTTTCTTGAAGGCGGAACCAAAGATAGGAAGTTGAAAGAGAAGACGCTCAAATTCATTGAAATACTCAGGCATCATCTCTGAGATTTCATAATTCATAAATTCTTTTACGCGCTTGGCTTGAGCTTCCTTGTCAGGAGTCGCCTTACCAATTATCTGGGTTTTAACGGGACCCTTTGGGGGAAGAAGTTCCTGAGAAGCCTTAGATTGAAACTTGACTGCATTCTCTATGATGAGAGGATGAACAGCGGTACAAGCCCCCTCAAAAGGTTCACTTGTCTCTTTTAGCTTGAGGCCAAGGAGTTCAAAGCCTTTCTCAAACATTTGTTCCCAATCCTGGCGGGAATCTTTGTCATCTTGATATTTTTGGTAGACCTGATGAGCTACCTCTTCCAACTCACGCTCATCTATGTAAAGCGCCAAGTTATCAGAGTGAGCTACAACTTCTTCCTCTTGCTCAACAACCTCTTGAGCATCACCTTCAATCACTATAAATTCTGTATCAGACAATTTAAATCCTCCAGTAGCCTACAACGGCTTTCTTCTTGGGTGTATCAAACTCTGGATCGTGGGGATGTTCCAACCTCCAAGACTCTTTCATCCACAAAATAGCCATTGTCATAGCATCAACTTGGTCATCGTATCTCGCTGTCGGAAACCCCCCACTTTCCATTACAAGTGACTGCGCCCATTCCTTATCTGGGACCCAAATGCGTCCCGATTCCAACAAGGGTGTGGCTGCATTCACTCTACTCACTTTATCACGATCTGGAGTATATTCCAAAATAGGAAGTCCCGCTCTCCTTAAGTCTTGAATAAGAGATTGTCCCGACGCTTTCTTTTCAATTAAGACCATATCAGGTTTATGTTTGTCAAATAAGTCCTGTGCTGTTGATCTTAATTCAGGATACTCCATGCGTTCTCGCACATTAGATAGTAGTATTAAATTAGATATCCACCTTTCCACTCCTTCGGAATCTCTTTCCATCACCTCAAAGATGCCCCAGGTTTGCATGACCGAATAGTCGGCGGTACTTCTCTTGGAGAAGGCAGTATCCATTGTCTGCAAGATATAGCTACATTCGGGCGGATCGTCCTCATCCCACAATCTGAACCAGGTCTTTTTTATGAGACCACCTTCTTGAGGTTGAGGGTCTTGCATATAGAGACTTTGCCAATATTGACCCCCATTATTTCTCTTTATTTCATCCTCTTCTCCCCTTAAGATGGCGTCAGGCTTCCACTCAGGAAAATAACTGGTGCCCACAGGAAGTTGAAGAAGCTTGGCAGAGTCCTCATCCACCCAAGCAGGAATCTTTAAGATGTCCCATTCCCCTTCATTAGCATTAGATAAGAGCCACCCTGAAATGTCATCCTCATGAAATCGTGTATTAATAATCACTATGGCTCCCCCAGGCATGATGCGTGTCCTTAGACCTGAGGGATACCAGTTCTTTATGTATCTGCGTCCCGCCTCAGAGAAAGCATCTTCTTCGGACATCACATCATCGAGGATGGCTACATGAGCGCCACGACCTGCAATCTGGGTCTTTACCCCTGCAGCAAAGTAGGTTCCCCCTTGATTGATCATAAATTTGCCCGCACTACGAACATCTGATCTAACTTTGACATCAGGAAATATGGATTGAAAAGTCGAGGAACCTATGAGATCGCGCACACTACGGCCAAAGTCGGTGGAAAGCTGATCCGAGTGAGAGATGGTGAGGATTTCTCTTTGAGGATATTGACCTATGTACCAAGCGGGAAACAACTTTGAGCAGAGGAGAGACTTACTACTACGAGGAGGAAGAAACACCATGAGACGCTTGAGATTACCATCCCCTATTTGTTGTAGCTTATTACTTATAATCTTTATGTGTGCGCCCATCTTGAAGTCATGCACAAGCTCAGGGGCAACCAGCTTCACAAAAGATAGAAAGTCGGTCCTACTTTGATGCAGAACCAGATAGACTAACTTATCTCTTAGCTCATTTTCCGCCGTCAACAACCTTAAAGCCTATGACTTCTGCAAGAACCTTCTGCTCTGAGCGATCAACAAACATCCCCAGGTGCTTACCTACCGACTCCATTGCCCTATTGGCATTCGTATAGTCGGATTCTTGCATGGCGGCATCATACACCTCCAAGATTCTGTCGATCACCTTCTCTGCATTAACCTTTATGTCTTTCAAAGCTTGCTCCCTTATTTCGTTAAGCCTAATTTGGATTAGAGGTTTTTCAAATAGACGATTTGCCGCCGCTCTAAGACGCTTACTTTTATATCCTGCCACCTTAAATGCGTGTTCAGGATCACCTGTCTTCATGTACTCAAGGCAGAACTTCTCTTGGCGTGGCGTAAGACCCCCAAATTCCCATATCTTTCGTTGACTTGGGTTTTCCAGCACACCTTTTCTCCTAGCTAATTCTGCCCTGAGGTGAACAACATCTGATCCGCATGGCTTTCTTCTCCCCTGCAAGAGGAACCTGTAATGCTCTACAAGTTCCCCCACGGACAGTTTACCATATTTAAGATGCGGTCTCATCTAGGACATTATGTAGGTGAATGCCCACTTTAGCAAGCCTTGCGGCATCAGTAGTTCTCCATTGTTGTAGTTCACTTTTATTCACCCCATAAATTTTTACGCCAAAGGGTTCCAGGCCATCCCTAATACGCAAAAGTTCTGACCGCCAATTGTAGCTGGTGGGAAGCCTCTTCTCCTTTACCGCCTGATCCACATTAAATTGATCAGCAGAGGGAATACAGAACCACTGGATCATCTGCTCATAGGTCCCCTCAAAGAATGCGGGCTGACCCTTGTCCTTTAGGTGCGCCAGGGTCTTCATTATGGTCCTAGCCAAGTAGTTGGTCTCCACGAGGTATCCTGAAGTGCCGAGGCGGTTCTCATTATATATGCGGGTGAACTCCCCTGGCTCCCATCCCAAGTGCTCTGCTGCCGCCTCTGTCCACTTGGCGACCTCATTAAACCCCTTGGTCGCACCTATCTTTACGGTATCAATATTTTGATGGCAAACCACTAAGGCATCCAAGAGGCCACCAAGTATCTCGGCATTATCCTTGGCAAAGTTTTTCTTCACTTCAGATATTCCCTTGCCATTCTTATCGTCAGGTATTCTGTCAAGGTGAATACTTATGACCCTGCGAGCTAGGTCATCTCTGTTGACCAAGTTGGGAATACCATTAAGAATTACGGGCCGCGTCACTGTATACTGATAGAGTTCCCCATTGGTATATAGGGATCGCTGCGATACAGAAAGACCTGTACTCAATTTACATAAAGAATCAGATATATCCCACTTAAGACCAGAGATATTGTCAAAAGCCAAAAGATGCCTGTGGCGGGCGGTTGTTCCAATATCTGATTCCTTCTTTGGTAGAGATGCAGGAGTGTCATCGTGGGGGTCCAAGAGGGTCATAAGAATATCAGATAAGGTTGTCTTACCCGATCCCTGTTGTCCCGAAATCACCAGTATAGGATATTCCTTTTCGTCGCGCAATACGGACAGCATGAACCCCACCAAAAGTTTCCACTGATCCTCATCACCATAATTTATGTGCTTCTTGAGAAGCTCCAGGTTTCCGCCCTTCACAGGGTCAGGATAGCGACTTACAGACATTTCGCGCACTAGGGGAACCTCCTTGGGACACTCCTCCTCTATGCTCCAGCCGTCACGAGAAACCTTTATGTAGCGCCACTTCTTATCGCACATACTAAACCATGTATTCTTCTTGTATTGCTTCACCCTTACTGAGGGATTCAACTTGGGACTTGTTAGACACTTGCCCTTGAACCAATCCACTATTGCTTCTGTTGAACCCTTGGGTGGAATATCATCATGCATATTATAGTAGAAGTTTTGTACAAAGGCCCTAAAGGTTGAGCCTTGCAACTTGGTTATTTGGACTCTATTTTCCCAGGGGAAGCGAACATAAAGCATTTCATCGCGTGACTGAAACAAGGAGATTCTATCTTCTATCGCTTCTACGGTACGGGTGGTCATATTAGGCATTGTAATTCCTTTCGGGTTGTGTTAAAACTACTGGGCCTAGGGGAAAAGCGCCGCTAGTTGAGAACCATTCTCATGTAGAGACGGGGTTTTTGGCTGGCGGCGTTCCTTTTTGGGTCAACTGGGGGCTTGGTGGGGGCTTGGGTGGGGGAATCCTGAGCCATATTTCCCTTTGTTTTCAACGAGTTGGGGGGAATGGGGGGATTGGTGGCTACAAACTCTCATTTCCTGAGCATAGCATCCCACGGGACCCCTGTCTATATATAATTTACTCTTAAAAGAAAACATCCACCTATTCCCCCACTTCCCCCAACTCAATGATATTAAAGAGAAAAATGGCAAAGTGAATCCCCCAGGTATCCCCCAGGTATCCCCCAGGTAGCGCGCAGAAATTTTTAATGTGAGGAGGGAACTGCACGACAAGACCCTAAAAACTTGTCTACTGGGCCACCCGAAAAGAACCAGGAGTTCAACCCCCTCACCCCATCATTATAAGTGAGTCCCCCGGATATGTCAATAAAAAATTTTTGGGGTAGGGACCCTATTATGTTTTGTGCTCCTTTACAGGCTATCCTATCTATACCTATACGCACGCACCTATCTTATTTTTCCCCCTCCCCCTCTTATATATGCCTTCCTATGGGGAATAGAAAATGAAAAGGCACAAAATAAAATGTCAAGGCAATGGCCCCTAATGTAATACTTGAGGCGCGCCAACTAAGGTATTGCAAACAAAAGAGCATGCCCCGGCAGAGAATGTCCACCGGGGCATGGAGTTGAGAGGGTTTACGCTAGAAGACTACGACGCTACCGCTACTGCCGCCGCGCTGTTGAGCAACTCGGCTTGACACCCAAGACAGATAACAGTCGCTTCCTGCCCACTTAACATTTTTCGGCACAATCCCGTTATGCTTCCTCGGGTGCCACTGACAGTAGGTAGAAATGCGGGGCACAAGGACGCCATGCTCCCCTGCAGTCATGCCACCATGCCGTGGCCAGTTGACGTTAGGTTCCCCGTCAGCCCTCATTATCTCGTGCTTTAGACACTTCTGCTCGATGTAGTGGCGAAGCTCTGAAATGTCTCTGTCGTCACTCTCGGCCTTAGGAAACACTGACCAGGATATCGCGCCCTGGTCGATAAGCTCAGGCGTTGCCACCTGAATTGCCATGTCGAGTGCCTTTGGCCGTTGAAATAGTACGAACGTACCAGGGAATAGGTCTCCACCTTTGCCTAGCAGAGCCTCTATGACAGACGTTAATTCAGGGTTGTAAGCTTTTGATTTCATTGATTTATTCATATTGTGCCGCCTCCTGACGGCTGGCCAATCGGGCCGGGTTGCGGTTCGGGATTTGAACCATGCCACAAGTATACTGAACAATTGTGGCCAAATTAAGGCAGCACATACCATGAACAAACCGTGCCTAAAGGGTGAACATATAGGGAACAAACCATGAATATGAGAACAAAACAAGAACACCTAAGGCTACTCTATTGCGATCTCACAAGGCAATCTCCTAGGAACTCCTAGTTGTGAGAGACTAATCCCATCAAACTAATGACTAAAGGGCGCTCTAAGAAAACATGGGAATTCCTATGGGAACAAAAGGTGAACCAAGGATAAACAAAGGCTAAACATTTGATTTGTCAAGGGAAATTATCTTGCTAGTTCCTATAAACCTAAGAACTCCTGGTAATGTCAAAGAAGACCAAGAGGTCCAAGGGGAAGGGGATGCTAGGGAGACAATCCTCTTAAGCAAACATCTGAATTATAGGGGGTATGGGGGCGGAATTTGACATCGAGGACAGGGCGGGCTACAATCTCCCTCCGCCACCAAGCCCGTTGTTCCCCTAATACTTTCAAGGGATTAACGGGACAACCTTAGGAGGACACTATGATTATACTTAACTACCCATCCAAGAAAATCTTAAAGGCTTCCATAGGACAGCCTTTGAAGTGCATTGAAACCTCAATGTTTGGCCCCGAATACCTCAGTAATGGCAGCCTAACAGGTTGTAACAGGCCCCATATCACAGGGCATAAACGTGAGTTCTTTGCAACAGTCACCATGAAAGACGATCTCATTCAGGGAGTAAAATGATATGAATACAGATATAATGAATTCGTTAGAAGTAGAGCAAGATGATCGCGATCAGCAGAAAGGGATAAAGATTGGGAAGCGCGTAATCCAAGCCTTTGATGACGCTATAGCTTCTGGTCGTCTATCCCTTAATGAAGACGATGACAACTATGTAGGTCACTACATGTGGATGGGCAAATCTGCTTCTGGTCTTCATGATGCTTTTAGACATCGTATCTCTAGAAACTACTTAGCACCCCTACCAAATTAAGGAGAATGACAGATGTGGTTCCCTATAGCACGCACCGAAAGACCACCTAAACGCACCCTACAAACGGGATTACGCCCCATAATATGGGAGCAATTAAGTAACCTTTCATTCAAGAGAATCGAAGTTCTATACGATGAGGAGAATATACTAGTAGCTTCACGATTTGAGTGGGTTGGACAGCCAGATGGTAGCGGCAAGCCCTACAGAGTACTTGTGGCAAAAAATACTTCTCCAAAAGACACACCTATAAAACCACTAATATGCATTAACTATCCCGAGGGCCACCTAACTCTTAACTATGCGCAGCGTAAAGTACGCATACAAAGTGAAAGGACACACTTTGAAGAACTAAACCGAAGACTAAGGTAACAATAGTATCATCTTGAACAAGCCAAAAATACACTTTAAAAGGACACAAGACAATGCAAGCACATAGAATCGGTGGACGTAACGTAATTGACTCAACTGAGACCATCCAAATTGAGATCACAGAACAAGATACTCAATTTGCCAGTCGCAAAGATCATGGCAACTGTGCAGTAGCAAGAGCATGTATGAAGCAAGAAGGTACAGACGCTATTGTACATATCTCAAGAGTATTCTTGAAGATGAAACACAAAAACATTTGGGTACGTTACATCGTAAGGAACGACTTGCGTACCGAAATAGTTGCCTTTGATCGTGGTGGAAAGTTTGAGCCCGGAATCTTCAAGCTTTACCAAGTTCAGCCCACCAAGAAGCTCGGCAAAAGGAATGGAACAAACACCAATAAGGGAACAAAGGCAAAGCGTAAGGCAGCTAAAACCTTGCATGGAGTTCGTAAGCTAGGCTCTCGGGGTATTGGTACAGTCGGCAACTTCAAATAGCAAGGAGGAGCCGCCCCTTATGCTTAAACTATCTCAGATAATTCCGTTTCCTAGTGCACTAGGGAAGCAATGGCAAATTGTCATGGATTGCCCTGAGTGTAGTGGTACGGGCAGAGTAACCTATGACCACCCTAACGATCCATCCGCTAAAGATGTAGATTGTGGATGCGACGAAGGTAAGAAAGAGGTTCTTGCACCATTTGAATACTATGACCAAATCGGTGATGTACAAAGAGATTACCCTAACTCAACTGTAACCCTAATTCCAAGGAGGAATTAACATGCTACCCTATACAAACTCTATCCAAAATGATACATTCCCTGCGTTTCACGAAGCACCCCTGTATTGTGAAGGCAAACTTGTTTCAGACTCTAAGGCAATCAAGAGAACGTCTTTACTTCTTGATGAACAGCCAATAATCAGAGTGGTAGGCAAAGGCTACAAGCTCATCCAGCACGAGGACATATACAATAAGTTTCATTCAATCCTCAGTGAACAAATACCCTATGAGCATTGGCATAGTGTCGAATGTGAAAAGCGCTTCAGTTGGAATGGCGCAAAGATGACTGCTCACTTCAAGTTTCCCTCACTCTACACCCAATACCGCACCAACCAAGGCTACTCCATCAAGAGAACTTTCCATGTCTATCTTAAGAATGCTGTAGATGGTGACTGGAGTGCTAGGTCAGGCGTTGGTCTAATGGATTTCTTCTGCGCCAACTTTGAGATGGGTGGTGAGTGGGCAATATTCAGCAGGAGACATACATCAGGCTTTGATCTTGATGATTTTGTCGCACCACAAGTAAACTACATATCCAGTTTTGATCAGATGAGAAAGAAACATGATCATCAAATAAGAACTCCATGCGATGATTTCAAAGCTATCAGATATCTACAGAGTGTTCCTAAGTGGACAAGGCGTCTTTGTGATTCAGAGGGCCGTGAACTTGAACAACCTGATGGCTCTCCTGTAATAGACATGAATAAAACAGGAGACAAACTATACGATCAGTGGAAATCTGAGACTGAAACCAAGGGCCGAAACATCTTTGCTCTCTCTTCAGCCCTTACCTATTGGGCTTCCCATGATTCCGATACATTCTCCATAAAGAAAAGCGCTGGAGAAAAGAATACTCTAGCAGTTCTATTGGACCGACAAGAATTTGTGGGAAAGTTGCTTAAAGAATCTCCTTTCGTTGCAGCTTAGGCCGTGAGTCTCCTAGGGTATAGCTGATATCCACGAGGAGTATTTGGTTCACGGCCCTGATTATCTAGGTATATACCCTACAGATGGTCAGTATACAGGCTAGATACTCTAGTCAAGCGGAGGCTCGTGGGCAGTCTCGACAGCCAAGGCGGTCTCATAGTAAGATTGCCAAGCCCACCCTATAACAGTAAAGGAGAACCGAACATGACCAAGCACACATTTGAACTAAAACTAGTAATGCAAGCTCTAGCTATTCTTCCTGAACGCCATAGACATATCTTCATAGAAAGGACTTTTACCTACAAGCCCACAACATATAAAAAACTTGGTGAGCGTTGGGGCGTATCTAGGGAGCGCATTCGTCAACTATATTATAATGCAGATAGAAAAATTGCATGGTATTGTTATCACTCAACGAAGCGTACCGAAATTAAACAGAAGCTGCTCCAACATTTTCAACACAAAGACCCCTCGCAAAAAAGCTTATTTGAAATACTTGACCACCCTAACCCTAACTGGAGAACCGAACATGAATGAACCTGACTATGAACCTGACTATATTTTCGCATATCAAATAGAGCCTGAACGTCTTGCCACATGGAAGCGTAGTGCTGAGTGGTACGTTCCTCCTAAGAGCAAAATGTTGACTGCAACAAGGTATATGAGCAAAGGATACGGTCTATTGGCCTCGCTGGGGCTAGGAGAGAGGCGATATGATGTATAGAAAACAGGGACACCTACTCCAACTTGGAACCAATACCAAACTAAACAAGAGTGGTGATGACTGGCTTGTTGCTGGCTTATCATTAGCCCCTAGCGATATAGCAGGTAAAGGCTATCGTGTCTGCACCCACGAAAACGTAGCTGGATGCAAACCTACTTGCCTGTTCTATGCTGGTCGAGGGGCTATGAAATCAGTTCAACAAGCGCGCATCAAGAGGACCAAGCTGCTATTTGATGATCCAGTACTCTTCATGCATCTGCTTGACATTGACATCAATACCATGATTAAATATGCTGATAAGAAAAAGAAACAACTGGCAATACGATTGAATGTATTATCTGATTGGCCTTGGGAAAATTACATATACATGGAAAGATACTCTACACAATTCTACGACTACACCAAAGACAGACACCGCTTGGGAAACCAGCCTAGCAATTATCACCTGACCCTGAGTGTGTTTCCTCACAATCATCTATTCAATCGCTATCTAAGTGCAGCGAAGAAAACTCATACCAATATAGCAGCGGTATTTATGAATGATATACCAGCTACCTTTGAGGGCTTCCCTACAATATCAGGAGATGATAACGACCTTCGATTCCTAGACCCTTATCCCTCTTGTATAGCCCTCAAAGCTAAGGGTCCCTTACGCCACAACAACAGGCTAAATTTTGCAACCAACTACGTCCATAAAATTCGGAGCATAACATGACCATATTCATATTGGTAATTATAGTGGATGAGGTTGACCTTTGGTTCCGAGGTTTTGTTTCTTATACAGAGTGTAAAGCTTTTGCACTTACAATAAATACAGAATGGTGGGCTTGTATTTCAGCAACAACCAACTGAGCAGAAAATTAAGGAAAGGATAGAGGTCCATGAAATCGAAATCATTTCGACCAATGATGAAATTTGATGTACGCCAGTCTGATGGCACCTACTTCGCTGGTAATGGGCTACGTTTTGCAACCCAAGATGAAGCAACAGCCCAAGCAGAGGAGCTTATGACCCGCTGGTTTATTCCCATAGGCTATCGTGTAGACCCTAGCGAAGACACACCCAACTCTAGGTGGAGTTCTAATCTTCAGAAATCAATTCACTTGGAGGTATCATGACTAAGTATGTTAGCCCTGGCGGTATGCCTAGTCCTCATGATGTATATGGTCACGATGTAGATCAAGAAGAGGTCAATCAATATGATGAAATAGAAAAGCAACTTATCTTTTCCATCAGTGACCTAAGGCGCACCTGTAACTCTATGGCACAAATACAGGATGCATCACCAACCCCTTTCGTCATGCCTGTGGACAAACTCATTGAATTATATACTATAATAGGTGATGCAATCGATAAGCATCGTGATCTAAGATATACCCTTCCAGAGGCGACATGATGCAACAGTTTAAACCGAAAATCTACAGAGCACCCCATAAGAAAAGCAGTGCCACAGCAAGAGCCAACAAAAGAACTTGGTTTAGCAATTGGCACAGAGCTAGAAAATTTGCTAATGTACCAACTCTATCACTGTCCCAAGAGGAGAGTGCTATAAAAGAATTCTTAGCACAAGGAAAAGGAAAAAGGTATCCACCTGCTGCAACAGGTAATCCGTTCTTTAAGGATGATGAAAAATGTAATGAGTTGCTTAAGCAAATGATACCTATAGAAGTTGATGATGGATAAGCCTACGAGACCAGACATTAAACATAGAGATTATGTATTGGGTGAACTATCCGATATGACTGAACATCTATTTGATGTGGCGGAACACTGCGAACTTGATCCTATGTTTATTGTTTGGCTAATGACTGAACGAATAGTTATGGGTGCAGTAAGTAGATATAATTATGATCCCAAACAAGTAATAACAACCATCCGAACGGCAATGGAAAGAGAAGAAATGGAACAAATCGAACCTAAAGTTTTTCACTAGTGCCAATCATAGTGTTTTTGATTGTCAACATATTGCTCTTTCTTATTGCAGTGGTGTCCCTATGAGGAAAAGTATATTCGAGACTACTCCAGATGAGCTTCTCGATGATGAAAAACTAGCCCAACTTAAGAAGGAACTAGGGCTGAAAGTAAAAATTAGACACCAACTTAGAGTAAAGGAATACCAGAAAGAACTCTTTGACCCAAGCAAACCAAGGAAAACCAATGACTAACGAAAAAAATTTATCATTGACTGACGAAGAAAAAGAAGGCTTGCTAGAACATTACTATGAACACTTTTTAGCACAAGGATTCCCGCCTGAAGAGGCTGACACACTAGCTTTCCAGAGATTCAAGGAGAGAACCGATGACGCATATGAACCACCCGAGATGCGGTGACGCATGAATCATCCACATCACTCACGCCAAAGCATAAGCGACTGGGAACTAGAACACCGAGAGCGTCTAAGTCAGGCTCTTGAGAAAAGGGTAAAAAACTTAATAGAGGCTGACGAATTCTTGCGTGACCATATGGAGCATGTAGATTATGGTTACCTTAAAGAGCTATGGAATGAAAGGAAATAAAATGGAACTGCATCTACACGATGTGCAAAGTATTTCTCTAAAGGGACAAGAGGAAGCTGGGCGTGGCGAGCCATATAAAATTATCCGAATAAAAATAAATGGTTGGCAAAACGTAATAACTCTCTACTGCAAAGAGGATGTAAGATTAGATATACCTGAAGACCTGTTTGCTTCAATCCGACAAGATCAGGCGGATAACGATGCCCAAATCGCCGCTTGGCAGGATGAGGGAGGCGAAGGATAGATGGAATTAGATAATGAGCATGGTGTGTTTCGCAGAAAAAATTGCAATGACCTAATAGAATATATCCAGAAGGAACGAGTGATACATGCCTTCACTAAAATATTATATTCGAGTACCATTACTTATTCCGAACAAATATTAATAGAGGAATTTAGTGAAGCATGGAAAAAATACAAAGCTAGAAACGTATATGTCGCCCAAGGAGGTTTAGCTTAAATGGAATTACGTTCCAAACTAAATGCATTTATGGAGGACAGCGAGGTAGAATCACAATCTATAAGCTGTGTAGGATGTGGTCAGCTATGGAATATCCCGAAAGATTCCGCTGATGAGGATGACTGCCTAAACTGTTGCCCTACTTGTGCCCCTGAGGCGTGGGATGCTGATCCTCTGAATAATCAAGGGACTGCTTGATGTATACATTCACTCGATTATTATACTCAAGAGATATCACACAGTCCCAACAAATGTTAATGGAGGAATTGATTGCAGCCTGTCAAAAATTATTTAAGCGTTCCCCTCTACCCTTATGGGACCAGCTATACATGCTAAAGGTCATTAAATATGGTGAGTTACAGCAGAAATACAAAGAGAAAAATGAAAGGTCAAATTGTTGGTCATAGATAACATTATATCCCTAGCTAAAAAGCTGTCTCTCAATGAGAAGATTGAAAGGGATATGCGCATGTACAACTATGATCCCCTAGACCCAGCCTCAGAGGATCAATACTGGTCTGACCTGTGGTGTGAAAACGACCTAGAAGAAGATGAACCCCTCAAACTAACAATAAAGCTGGGGTCCAAGATGTTTAACGTAAGCATAACTAAAGTAGAAAGGAACCAAGATGACTAACGAACATGAACATCGCGACGACGAAGAGCGGCGAGGGCAGATTCAATTTGATCTTGCTCAAACCCCGCGTGTCGAACTAACTCTAGCACAACTACAAAAAAATTGGGAGGAAGTCATAGATGGTGGCGGCGGCCACTGTCCAGTATGCCGCAAGTGGGGAAAAATAAATCCTATGACTTTCACTAACAGTATGGCACACTCTTTAATTTGGCTGACTAAACAACCTCTAAAAGGAAGGTTGCTAGAAGACGAGACTTATATATATAAAGGTTATGCAGATGTTCGAAACACCGCGCCAAGATGGTTGATTAGAAGAGGCACTATAACTGGTTGCAAAAATTGGGAACTAATTACAAGCCCTGAGCCTGATTATGATCGTGATGGTAGCAATGCACGCAAACAAACTGAGGGTTTTTGGGCTCCTACTGAAAAAGGTTATCAGTTCGCACGCAACCTCACTAAAATTCCTAGAAGAGCGTTTGTATATAACACAGAGGTAGTGGGGTTTTCTCCTGATCATGTGAGCATAGAAGATTCCTTCAAGGAACGGTTCAACTATGAAGAGGTAATGCGAGGCAACTTTAGAGACATGAAGTGAAAGTAAGCAAGATGAAAACAATAGTGCATGTAAATCAACACATAATAAAATCTAATAAGAAATACAATGAATGCGTTGCGCCCCTAGCCTGCAAAACTTATAAAAGCAACCAGTACGGCTTTAATATAGAGCTTAAAGGACCTTCTCGTATTGTGTATCGTCCTGATAAACCTTTGCCTTGTGGCGCTCATGTATGGATTGAAACCTACGCACCAGTGAAAGTAAGCTAATGCCCAAGATGAAAATCAGAAACGACTATCAGCTACCCCAAGAGCTAGTCAACCTTGTCGAAGCTAATGCCTATGACAGAGGGGAAAG